TCAAAATATTCTATTGAATGGAAGCATCTATATTGTTCATCTTTTTTATTGAAAACAATATTAAGTTTTATTTCATCAATGATATCAGAACGATAAACAATACCACCTATTGAATTTATTATGGATGTTATTGAATTTATTATTTTTTCTGTTTGTGGTATACACTTATCATTTAATTTAATTGACCCATTTAGTGTTTCTGGTAATTCATATAAATCAAAAAAAGCTTTTATTATATCTACCCTATCATTTATTGAATAGCTGATATCCGAATAAATTTCATTATGGTTAAATATGGTGAAATTTTCGAATATTTTTAATATATCCAATAAATCATATCCTTCAGTAAAGCTGATTGGTATCGATGTTATATATTTTTTTAATAAATCACCAACTTTTTTGGGGTTAAAATGGTATGTATATGAACTTTTATTCTCTATTTTTGTTAGAGGTATATATAAGTTTTCTTTATCCAATCTACTCATTATCTGTTCGGTTGTTAGGTGTTCAAAAATATTCGTATTTAACCCCACCTCAACTTTCCATAGGTGTTCTTTACCAGCGTGGGTATATGAATCATCACTAAAATTTGTCTTATATACTGGTTTAACTCCCTGTGGGTATATATTAACTATTTTACTTTTTTCACCTGTTGGTGTTATGATGGATTCACCAACTTTAAGATCACCCATTCTTTTCCATCCGCTTGGTGTTAATACTTTACTAAATAATGGTTGTTCTTTCCCTGATCCAGCTGTTGCTGCCAAAATTAGAGATTTAGAGTCATTATAATTAATAAAATCTAATTGTTCTTGTGTATGTTTAGACATTATTTTTTAATTTTAATATTTGAAACGTTTGTACCAAATTTTTGTGCTATTTGTTCCAGAGTTAATTCGATAACCTTTGGTCTGTTATCCCTAATATTACCATTTGAATCTACCAAATAAATAATATTACCAGATGAATCGAATTCACGTTTCCACCAATATCCATCTGATTCTTCATAATAAATGGTTTTACCATTATTATCCTTAATACAGTAAGGAAAATCCTTTATTCCTAAAAACTGCGCAATTGTCTTATTATTTTTCATATATTATTTTTTAATGTTTATTCTTAATTTTATCCTTTAATTAGTATTAAATCGGTATCAATAACTGTGTCATATGTTAATTTATCTACACGAATAGTTTTTGATTTAGCCAAAGAATCACCATCAAAATAAGACACATGGATATAGTATTTTTGACACGAATATTTAAATTGACTTTTAGATTTACCAACTACCTTACCCTTATAATAAAGAGTATTAAACCATCCAAACATAAAATTTATTTTTTTAATATGTAACCACTAACTGTTGACCTTAGCACTCTCTGCATAAATTCATTTTGGGTTATTTCCTCAACACCCCAAGAATAAGTGAAATTACTTCTATCCCAGCCATCAGGATCTAATATTTTTACTTCTTTGTTAGGATATATTGTATTATACCAATCTTTACTGGTATGTTTTATTTCTTGCTCGTTTTGTTTTTGTTCCAAAATAGTTTCAGTATGGTCTGTATTAATCTCTTTTAATACAACATATGCGTCATCATTTTGTTTTTCAATAAAACATGCTTTTGCCTGTGAATAGTTTTCAAATGGTATAATTTCGCTTATACCTAACTCGTTACCTAAAACGACTTTAAATTTTTCTATCATATTATTTTAATTAATTTAATTTGATGCTTAACAACGATACAAATATACAACAATATTTTGAACAAACAAATTTTTTTTGGTTTTTATTGAAAAATAAACTATTTATATATAAAATACCGATAAATGAGTAAGAGATATAAATTAACTGAATCACAATTAACTTTTGTTTATGAAAGTTTAATGCTTGCAGAAAATAAAGCATCTAACCTTAAGGAAGAAACTGAAGCTAAGACAGCACCAGGTGTTAAGAAAACCCCTGTTAAAGAATGGGAAAAAGTAACTGGTGGTGCAGCCCCAGAAGCAACAAAACATGTTAAGGGTTCTTTAAAGAGCCAAGGTTCAAATAAGAACATAGAGGGTACTAAAGCTACCGTTAAGACATGGGAAGAAATTAAACCAGGATCAGGTGGCACTAAGGACTCTCCAGGTAAATCTGAATCAGGTGTTAAGAAACCAGCTGAGAAAGCACCAGAAAAAGCAACCACTTCTGTTGCACCAGAAGCAAAGAAGGATATTAAAGGTTCTCTAAAAAACCAAGGTGCTGAAAAGAAAATAGAGGGAGCTAAAGCAACCACTAAACCATGGGAGGAAGCTAAGAAAGGTAGTGTTAATGAAACAAGAAAAGAATCAACACCATCACAGATGAGAGAGCAGAAGAAAAATGCTATGGAAGAATTGGCAAAGAAAATGGATGAAAAAGGAAAAACAAAGAAATAATTTCTTAATAATATAAATAAAAAAACCACATAATATTATGTGGTTTTTTTATTTATTCTTTTATCTATAATAAATCCTCTTGCATTTTCAAAATAAATTAGATTACCATTTGAATCGTATTCACGTTTCACCCAAAATCCATCCGATTCCTCATAATAAGTGTTTTTATTATTGATATCAAATTCTCGTTTATACCATGACCCATCTTGGTTTTCGTGATAAATTTCATTACCATTAGAATCATATTCTTTTTTATACGAATCACCATATGAGTCTTCATAATAAATCTCGCTATTATTTTGGTCATACTCTTGTTTCCACCAATATCCATTTGAATCCTCAAAATAAATGGTATTACCATTATTATCTTTAATTTCATATGGGAATTCAGTTACCCCATTTTTCTGTGCAATTGTTAGTATCATGATATTTAAAATATTCTTTTTTCACAACCATATTTTTCCATAGCCTGAACACAAAGAGCAGCTATTTTTCGTAAATAAACCATGGATTCATTATATGGTTTAGAATCAGTATACCACCCAGTAGTTGCCTTATTTAAATTAAATTGGATACATGTTATTGTATCACCTAAAGTTAAATCATCGACAACATCTGGACGATCTTTATTTATTTTCATTGATTCCTGATAATCCCTTTCTGAATTAATCACATCATAAACATTTTCTCTATCCATTTTTGGTTGGTTTGGTAAATCTTTTAATACTTCGTTTAAGAAGTCATCATATGTTTTATTTGTAAACATTTTATAATTTATTTGACTCTGTTATTATTTTATTATAATTAAATGTGGTAACTTTTTTACTGTATTTATTAATTATTGGTTTTCCGCTATTATATGCACCAACAGCCAACGGCCATGTGTGGTACTTATCATACAAATACCTCAACAATTTAAAGGATACCTCGACATTTAACTTTGTGTTAGTTAATAATTCTTTTTTTGTTATAAATGTATCTGATATAAAATTAGCTGTTGTGGGTTTTATTTGCATTGCACCGTATGCACCATGCTTACTAACCAATTTTGGGTTATATCCAGTATCAGCTGGTCCATTATAACCAGATTCATAGTGTGGTATACCATATGCAATGTTTTTTGGTATGTTGTATTTATTAGAGAACTCCTCTATGTATAAATACATTTTAATTGATTCTGGGATATTAGCTATATCTTTGAAAGCTATTCCATCTTTATTTGTTATCCATGATGTCATAATAATGGATAGGCATATCATACCAATGTAAATAAATTTTTTCTTCATAATTATTATTTTTAAAATTAAATCACCTATATCGGTTGTTGCAAATATAGGTGATTTAATTGAGACAAACAAATATTATAAACATATTTTATTTAAATGTAAAGTATTTTCTAAGTTAGTTCAATAATTAGTTTATTATCATATGTTAGTTTTATGGTACAATTTTTTGGAATATCGTTTTTAATTAGTTCCTCTGATATTGGATTTTCGATATCTCTCCTGATTGTATTTTGTAGGTCTCTAGTACCCTCATAATCTTTATCCATGTTTTTTACATAATTTATAACCGAATCATCATATAATAATCTATAACCACTTTCCGATAATCTGGTTTTCAATTCTGTGAATAATAAATCAATTATTTTTAGTATGGTATCATCACTTAATTCGTTGAATACCACAATATCATCAATCCTTTTTAAAAATTCTGGTGGAAATTGTTTTTTAAGAGCTTTTTTTATTGTATCACTCTTATTTGTTGTTTTATCACCCTTATTAAAACCAATTTTTAAACTAAAATCATTTGCTTCTTTAATACCTATATTTGATGTGAATATGAGTATGGTATTTTTAAAATTAATTTTTTTACCATTTGAATCCGTTAAATGTCCTTCATCCAATACTTGTAACAAAATGTTATATATATCTGGGTGTGCTTTTTCTATCTCATCAAATAATACCACAGAATATGGTTTATTCTTAACTTTTTCGGTCAATTCACCACCATCTTCGTATCCAACATACCCTGGAGGAGCACCAGTTAATCTGCTTATTGTGAACTTTTCGGAATATTCCGACATATCGAATCGTATTAATGATTCTGGTGAATCAAACATTAGTTCACTTAATGCTTTAGCTAACTCAGTATTATGGGATAATATATCATTGGTATAATACCTATGGTTAGATTCGTCTGATAATTGGAAGTCGTACATCTTTTCTTTATAACCAAGATTTTTAACAGATAATACTTTTTTATAACCATATCTTGTTACAACTTTTTGACCCACATATAAATCCTTTACAAAAACTTGGTCTATACCATTAATAGGACACATTACTATGTGATTATCCGCACATTTAAGTTCAATACCATCCTCAAGAACCATATGATAAACATCATATGGTATCGTTTCATGTAAGTATTTAATATTCACCCACCCACTATCAGTTTCAATTTCATAGTCATTTATATCCCAAGTTTTAGTAAATTTTTTATACCTTTTATTTTTTATATTTTCGTTAATCATATTTTTTTAATAAATTTAATAAATTATTTAGATATTTCCAAAAAATCTAAACATTTTTTTATTACTAATTCTTTATTCTTTCTATATTCGGACTCCCATACCACCAATAAATCAAAACCATCTTTATTAGCGATTTTTTCTTTATCTATATCATAATCCCATATTTCTTTCGCTGTTAATATTTTTTTAAATGGATTTGGAAAATCATCATATTTATATTTTTCTGGGTTACCATGAAACATATCCCCATTAAATTCTATTATTTTTTTATTTTTAGTATCAGTAAAATCATAAATGTATATACCACCATTTTTTTTTGGTAATCTAAATTCTTTATTTTTAGTAGCAAAATAAACATTTTCACGATCTTTAATCATATAATGATTTAATAAAGAATAAAATAAATCTTGTGATATTTTTGAATAACCTAATTTAAGATTACCACCAGATGATAATGATTTAGACCATTTTATTTGCCGTTCAGTAAAAACTAATCTACCTTTTTCATCACCATGTTTTTCAATACATTTTTCAAGTGTAAATGTTCTTTGGTGTTCAGATACTTTTATTTTTGCTTCTTCTTTTGAAAAACCTTTGTTAGTCCAATATTCAATATTTGATGGTAATAATCTTTTAGTATAATCAACATGTTTTGATGCGTAACTTTGATTTTCAATTAATTTTATTTTTGCCTCGTCATCAGAATATCCTTTGTTTAACCAAAATTTAATATTAGCTGGTGTTAAACATAGCTCATTTATTTTATTTTCACTATAACCTTTTAATCTTAAATTCTTTTTAGATTTACCTTTATGTTCTTTAACTTTTTTACTTCTATTTTTTTGGATTTCACTTATTTTAGCCTTAGCAAAATCTTCACTAAAACCTCTTTTTATATAATAATTAATTGAAATTATTGAGTTTTCTTTATTTATTTTTTGTTTTTTTTTAATAACCTCAATATAAATATTTTCTGGTAAATATAATTTATATTTTTCTATTAATGATAATTTATAAGTATTACAATTTTTATTAGAACAACCAATAATTTTACCAACTAATTCATTATTAATAGTTGTTGATTTTATAATTAATGGCTTACTACATGAACACATTCTATTTGTATTATCATTAAAAATATACCCCTTATATGATATTTTTTTTAAATTTTTAATCATATCGGCATATTTTTGTTTTTTTAAGTCTGTATCACCTTTATTTTTACTAAATATTTCACGTATTTTTATTTTAGATTCATATTCTGAGTATCCACGTTCAGCCCAAAATGATATAGAAAAAACAGTTCTATTTTTAAAACCAAATTTAGAAAAATTCCATCTACTCAATCTAGAAAATAAAACTTTACCATCTCCATTAATTAATAAATCATATACATAATCACATTTTTCTCTAATTACTGATGATTCTAAATTTATTTTATTTGATTCAACGGAAAATATTTTAAAATCATTTATATTTGGAAACACTTCAATCGCATCAATCTTTTTTTTATTTTTTACTATTTTCATATTTTATTTATTATAAATACTTTTATAATAAATAAAAATCCCAATGGTAAAAAATAATTTCTGGTTTAATTGGGTTTCGTAAGGGTATTATTAATAAAATCTAATATAGATATTCTTTCTATCTTGTTTGTTAATTTATTACGTATAGATATTATAGAGTTACTTAATATACACTTACCCACACCACTTTCCCCTAAAAAGAAAAAAGAAGCAATAGGTTTATTTTTTTTATTAATTCCTGTTTTATTTCTTTTTATCGCTGAAGAAACAACAGATATGGCATTATCTTGACCTATAACTCTTGATGATAATAAATTTTCTATATTTTTTATTTTTTTTAATTCATCGTTTGATATCCTATCGACTGGTATGTTGGTTATTGATGCAACGACCTCTGCTATTATATCAGGAGTTATTATTTTTTTATCAACCAATATAGATTTATTCCATTTTTCTGTTTCCGCCTCAACTTCACTTATTAATTTTTTTTCTTTATCTCTTAAATCGACTGCTTTTTCAAAATTTTGTGTTTTTAAAACTACCTCTTTTTCTTGTTTTATTAATCTTATTTTTTCTTGTATTTTTTTTATCTTTTCTGGTACTTTAACATTTAATTGTGTCCTTGAACCAGCCTCATCCATTATATCCAAAGCTTTATCAGGAAACTCACGATTTGTTATATACCTATCAGCTAATCTTACAATTTCATTTATTGAGTCATCCGTATATTCTACCTTATGATATGATTCGTATTTAGATTTTATTTGTATAAGTATTTCTTTGGTTTCTTCAAGATTTGGCGGTAATACCATTACCTTTTGAAATCTTCGATCTAAAGCACCATCTTTTTCGATATGCAACCTATATTCATCTAATGTGGTTGCGCCAATACATTGTACCTCACCCCTGGCCAAAGCAGGTTTTAATATGTTGGATACATCCATTGAGCCTGATGAATTACCAGCACCTATCATGGTATGTAATTCATCAATAAAAAGTATTATATCTGTATTATCTTTTAGCTCATCCATTATGGATTTTATACGTTCTTCAAATACACCCCTGTATTTAGTTCCAGCAACCATAAGAGTTAAATCCAGTGATACAACACGTTTATTCAATAATGGTCTTGGACAATCATTGTTTATTATCCTTAATGCCAACCCCTCAACTATTGCAGTCTTACCCACCCCGCCACTTCCTAGCAAAATTGGATTATTCTTCTTACGTCTTGTTAGTATTTGGGCAATACGTTCAATTTCAGCCTCTCTACCGATAACTGGGTCTATCTTACCACTTGCTGCCAATACCGTCAAATCTCGGCTGAAATTATCCAATATGGGTGTTTTTGATTTAACCTCTGTATTTGGTTTTGATTTATTTTTTTCGGAATTCTCATCCATCGGAAAAACGTTTGCCATTGGTACTAATTGTTTAATTTTTTTATCTATAAATGTTTCTGTTATACCACCATAATCCTTTAATATCTCCATTATTTTAATGTTTAATGTAAAACACTCAATAAAGAAAACATCAACCGTTATTGAATCATTATTTTTATTTATTGAACATTTTCTTATTAATTGTGTCAATAATGATTCTGGTTTTATTATCTGGTCATCAGCAGGATCCTCATCTGTCGATATTATTTTCATATGATCCATTATTTCATTTAACATGGTATCATACGCTATTATTTTTTTATAAATAATTTCTTTAATTATATTATCAGTTGTTAATATACCATATACCACATGTTCCACCCTGAGTGCTCTATCTCTAACTTTAAGAGCAACTTCATTAGCCTTTTTAAAGGCGTGTCTCATTTCATTACTCATTTTCTCAGACGACATACCTAATTATATTTTATATAAACTTAATAAAAATTTCTGATAAAAAAAAGTAATTTTCATTTGTTTTTATGAAATCTATTTAATAGCTTTATTATAAATAACAACGTTTATGAAAATATCCAAAAAAATAGAAGGAACTAAAATAATTTGTGAATACACAAGTAGCAATATTAAGAAAGGAATTTATGATACATCCAATAAAGAATTGGAATTAGAATTTAATTCTGGTTCTTCGTACATATACGAAAATGTTCCACATGAAACATTCACAGCATTTGATATGGCTGAGAGTCAGGGAAAACATTTTAACAAAAATTTCAAAGAATTTAAATACAGGAAAAAATAATGAAATTATTATTCATGGATCATGATGGTGTTCTTTGTTTGCTTAATCAATTTGGGTCAAGGGATAAGAAACCAAATAAATATGATGCTGATAGGTTCGATAAAGATTGTGTTCAAATATTAAATGAAATAATTATTGCAGAACCTACGGTAGAGATTGTCGTATCGTCTGATTGGAGACACCGTCTTTCTTTAACACAAATGCGTGAGATGTACTCATGGCAAGGGGTTATAAAACAACCAATAGGGTTTACACCTAATTTATTTCAGGACTCAAAAAATCTTGGGTTATATCGTTCAAAAGAGATAAAATACTGGTTAGACCAACATAATTTTGATGGTAATTGGTGTGCCGTTGATGATTATGATATGGCTGAGTGGTTGAATGATAACTTCGTGAGGTGTTCAAGAAGTAATGAGGGTATTAAACAAACAAGTATAAAAGAAAAAATAATTAAAACATTAAAAAATTAAATTTATGCATAACAAAAAATTAGCAGAAATACAGAAAGAAATTGACTCCATATTGGAGCATGAAGATGGATTAACAAAAACAGAAAAAGACCTATTGGATTCTTTGTTTTTGGAAAAATCTAGAATNNATNATNATNCTAGAATAAATAATTATGATGGGGACGACATATAATCCAGATTCTGTTTGGGTTAAATGGGATCCATTCAGAGAATATGTTACATGTGTTCATAGACATAAAGATGATACATGTGAACATTGTCAAAAAGTTTACGATGAAAACAGGGAAGCGTACCATTTAGATGAGAGGTTATTTTCAATAACAGATAATTCAAAAATAAAAGAAAATTACCTGGAATACATGGAAGAATGGTTTAGAACATATCCACCGTTTAGTAATAGTTCTCATAACCAGCTTAGACCATTATCGTATGAAATGTTTTGTATTGATTATTACACTAACAACAAATTATAAAAATTTAATAAAATGAAAAAAGGACAATTAATAAGTGAAGAAAGTGATATAGTTATAGGTGATTTTGTGGTCATTGAAAATGTTATAGACCATGACAATAAAATAGGACACGAATGTTATTTTATCGTAGATTATGATCACGAAGGATGCTGTGTTATATTGATACCATTTACGGATGAGACATATTCAACACCTTTATATATAAATGGTAAAATTATTGCGTCAAAAGTATATGAATTTGGTATTGACGCAATAGAAAAATATGTACCATATGAATAATATAAAAGAAAAAGGGTTAATTTATGTGCCATGGGTATCAATACATAACTCAACATCAATAAATGGAGAAACTGTTTGGTATAGAAACAAATTTAAAAACTTCCTTTTAAAATTTAAACGATTCTTTTCAAAACCGAAAGATACATCTTACCAAAAAATAATTGTTAATCCTAAATATTATCAAGAAATTAAAATTTCAAACAATGAGAAAAATATTTAAAGTAATGATATACGACAAATATTATGACGTATATGATATAGAAGAAAAAACACATCAAGGGTATAATGACACTCCAACAACATGGTGGCTTTATTATGCAAATGACCTTAAAGAAAATGAATTACCATTAATTGATTCAGAGGATTTGATCCCATATAGTAAAAGCATACAAAGAGCAGTGTGGGATATCAGATTTAAACAAAAAACCACAACAAAAGAAAAATGGGGTTATACGAACTTTAATAACCATACTTTTGTTGAGATGATATGTAATGGGAAATTATTTTATTCTTTCTCAACTACTGGTGATAATGGTGGGTTGGTATATGCTATGGCAAAAGTTCAATATTTACAGGTTGCAATGAATGAACACCCATTTAATTTCTTTGAACCAGAAAAAGAAAACGGAAGAAAAATATGGTGGTATAATTTGCCAGCAACAATTCGTGTAAGTTCTTATAATCCATGGGAAATAAGGATTAAACCAGATTATACAACTGGATTCACAAAAGAAGAATGGTGGAAAGAATACAAAACTAGACAAAATAAAATGTTATCAACAAAAAATATCTTCGTTGATCCAGATGAACCTGATTATGATGATGAAGATACATATGATGATGAAATTAACTGGGGTGATGCGTTAAGTGATGGTAATATTTGGTGGTTCAGGGATTAAAAAAATATACTTATGATATTATATGAGTTTGTAGAAAAATTTATCGAATCTAATTCAATTATTAGATTACTTTATAAAACACCAGATGGTCATAATACAATTAAAACTAACTGGAATGATGTATGTATGGAATGGGAAATACTTAAAAAAGAAGGTATTTATAAAGAATATATAAATAGACCAGTTTTGGGTATTGCATCTATATTTATGGATGGTATATACAGGGAAGCAATCAATATTGTAATAGGTGGATACAATCAGAAAACAAAGTAATTGAAGTAAAATCAACTTACACATTCAATAAAGAAAAGGAAAAAAATTTATTAAAAAGAGAATCGGTTTTAAACAAAAATATTAATTTTAAATTTATTATATTATGAAAAATGGATTAGATGAACAATATATTGACCTTTTAAAGGATATATTGGAAAATGGTGTAGAAAAAAATACACGTAGTGGTAAAGTTTTAAGTGTATTTGGTAGGTCTATTAGGTACAAATTTAAAGATGGTAAATTTCCACTTTTAACATCTAAGAAGATGTACACCAAAGGTATTATAACAGAATTGCTTTGGTTTCTTCGTGGCGAAACAAATATCAGACCATTGGTATTGGGTGATTGTCATATTTGGAATGGTGATGCACTGAAAAGACTAAATAAATATATTGATGACCAAAATAATAAATTTGGATTTGAACACCCTTACTTAGATTATCAACCAAAAGCTATATTTTGTAATGAGTCATTCATAAATTCAATAAAAAACGATTTAGATTTTGCCGAAAAATGGGGTGAGTTAGGTCCAATCTACGGGCATGGTTGGCGTAATTGGGGTGGTAAATCAAATAACGATGTTACCAATAAAGGGATTGATCAGATTCAAAACCTTATCAATGATCTTAAAAATAATCCAGATTCTAGGCGTATGGTTGTGAGTGCTTGGAATCCGTCAGATATTGATTCAGCTGTTTTACCACCTTGTCACTATGGTTTTCAATGTTATACAAGAGAATTAACCGAAAAAGAAAGAATGGATTATTGGTTTAAAATTCATAAACCAAATAGGGATGTTTGTGATTATTTGGATAATTCAGACATTTCTGAACAACATAAATATTTTGATGAGGTTGGTATTCCAAAAAGAGCAATTTCATTAATGTGGAATCAAAGGTCAATCGATACACCTTTAGGATTACCTTTTAATATCGCCTCATATGGTTTTCTTCTTTGTTTATTTGGTTATTTAACCAATATGATACCAGATGAGCTTATTGGGAATCTAGGGGATACTCACATATACCTTAATCAATTAGATGGTGTAAAAGAGCAAATAAACCGACCTTATCATGATTTACCAACACTACATATCAATGGAGAATTTTGGTTACCTAATTTTGATGACCCAAAAGTTAAAGAGATAGGTTGTTCAAATACACCAGGTTCATTTAGTAATAATTTTGATGAACTTATTAAAGGTATAAATGTAGAAGATTTTATAATAGAAAATTATAAATCAGAACCAACAATAAAATTCCCACTTTCAAATTAAAAAGATGAACGAAATTAATTTACCAAAAAAATATATAAACGATGAAATAACCGAATATATAATTAATACACATGGCATTGATACACTTAACCGTATTATATCTGGAGAAATATTAATTAACGATAGAAATTTAAATAAATTAATCGGTAATCCCAGAACATTTAAAATTAACGTAGGTATAAATGTAGAAGATTTTATAATAGAGAATTATAAATCAGAACCAACAATAAAATTCCCACTTTCAAATTAAAAATATGAGCAAAAAAGTTTTATTTATTTTAAAAAGGCGTGAGGATTATAATCCAGAAAAACACACATCAACTGGTTTACAGACTGGATTATATAATTCCGCATCATACATGAATGACATGTTATCAAACAATGGTGTTATTTCAAACATGTCAATTGTTGTTGATAATAATGATATTGATAGGGAGGTAACAAAATATAAACCAGACTATGTTATAATAGAAGCATTATGGGTAACACCAACAAAATTTGGTGTATTAACAAAATTACACCCAAATGTTACGTGGATAATCAGATTACACTCAGAAATACCATTCTTATCAAATGAAGGTATGGCGATTGACTGGATTTATGATTATGCTAAATTTAATAATGTTATAATAGCAGCAAATGCACCAAGGGCATTAAATGAAGTTTCTTTTTTATTAAAAGATAAATTAAAACTATCTGACACTACTATAAAATCAAAAGTTATTTACTTACCTAATTATTATCCGCAACAATATGTTGAAAAAACATTTAATAAGGATAAAGATGTGATTGATATAGGGTGTTTTGGTGCGATAAGACCATTAAAAAACCATTTATTGCAAGCAATATCAGCAATAAAATTTGCAAAAGCAATTAATAAAAAACTTGTTTTTCATATTAATAGTGGTAGGGTGGAAATGAAAGGTGAACCAATTATGAGAAACCTAGAAGCGTTGTTTATTAATTTGGATGAACATGAGTTAATGGTTCATGAATGGTTACCTAGGGATGAGTTTTTAGTTCTTTGTGGAACAATAGATATTGGTATGCAGTGTTCCTTTTCTGAAACGTTTAATATCGTTGCAGCTGATTTAATAAGTCAAGGAATACCACTTATTGGTTCTTCAGAAATACCATGGATAAATCAACAGTTATCAGCAAAGCCAGTTGATATGGAAGAAATGTATAGTAAATTATTATTAACGTACACTTCACCAAATGATAATATTTATTTAAATAGAAAGGGGCTAACAAATTATACTGATGTCTCAAAAGAAATATGGTTAAATATGTTTAAAAAATATTAAAATGAAACACAAATTAATAATGTCTAAATGGGTAAATGGTATCCTTAGAAAAGAAAAGAAAATTGTACACTCACTTATGGAAGCATTAGAACATGCTAAACGATATGTTGGGTATGCTAAAATATATGATGAAGAAGATATCATTGTATTTAGCTCAGAAGATAAAGATTTAGAAACATACGCATAACATGATAATTACATTTATATCAGATACACATAATAAACATAATCAAATAACCAAAGATTTACCTGGTGGTGATTTATTGCTACATAGTGGTGATATTTCCTCTCGTGGTTATTCTGGTGAAATAGAATCATTTTGTAAATGGTTTAATTCTTTAGATAATTACAAACATAAAGTATTTATTGCTGGAAATCATGATTTTGGTTTTAAAGATAATAAAGAAAGGGTAAAAGAAATTTTATCAAAATACAACAATATAACATATCTAGAAGATAATATGTATATTGCTGATGATGAAAATTATCCTGAAGGTATTAAAATCTGGGGTTCACCTTGGCAACCACATTTCCATAATTGGGCATTTAATTTACCAAGAAATGGTGACGAAATTAAATCAAAATGGAATTTAATACCAAATGATACCGATATAATATTAACACATGGACCAGCATGGGGTCATTTAGACCAAGTTTATGGGATAGATGAACATCTTGGGTGTGAGGCTTTAACTGAAAAAATTGATTTAATAAAACCAAAAATACATTTATGTGGTCATATACATAGTGGATATGGTTACAAATATAATGAAAATACACACTTTTTTAATGCATCAGTATTAGATGAGAGATATGAATATAATAATAAAATAATGACAATTGTTTGGGATAAAAAATCCAACGATGTTTATTTTTTATAAACTATTTATCATATATGGATAATGTTATTAATAGTTTCGATATAAAAAACACATTATGTGATAAAATATGGGATAATACAAACAGTAATCTCACATCTGAAATGAAATTAAAATCAGATGTGAGATTACATATTTTAAAAATAGCTGAATTATTTATTGAATCAGCCAATATAGATTCAATAAATGTTCATGATGTTTTATTGGTCGGAAGTATAGTTAACTATAATTGGTCAAAATACTCTGATATAGATATCCATGTTGTTTTAGATAAATCAAAACTTGGAGATAATGAAAAATTGGTTGATGAGTTTTTGAAAACAAAAAAAGAAAATTTTAACAACTTACACGATATTAAAATAAAAGAATTTGATACTGAATTATATTTTCAAGATATTAATGAGGTGGTTGATTCTAGTGGTATATATTCAGCCTTGTTCAATAAATGGATATCAGAACCAGATAAGGATAGCAAATCATTTAATAAAAGAGATATATTAAAAAAGGTTAAAATATTTTATTCTATTTTTAATGATATAAAGTCAATAACCGAACCATCAGATAAAATCAAAAAAATAGATTTACTTAAAGATAAAATTAAAAAATTCAGAAAATCTGGGCTTGAAGAGCATGGTGAACTTGGTGTAGAAAATATGGTTTTTAAATATCTTAGAAGAGTGGGCTTCATAGAAGAGTTAAATGATTTAAAATATAATACCATAGATAAAAACCTATCATTGGAAAATAAAATTAAGCAGTAATTTTTAATTATTTTCTTAATATTTATAAGTATAATAAAAATACAAATAAATACCATAAAATGAGATCAATAGGTTCAGAAAAAATATCTAATTTAGATGATAAATTAGATAGAATTAAACATATAGCAGGTATTGTTTCTAACAAATCACCACAAATAAAAGAAAATAGAGACAATCCATCAACAATTTTACACGAATCAGTAGCATCTAATGGTGATAAATACGCCATTATACAAGAAGAAAAATATATTTACATTAAAAAAGAAATTAATGAAAAATATGACTACATGACTGGTGTGCAAAACTTGCGTGAATTTTCATATAAAACATATACAGATGCTCTTAAGCACCTTAATCTTATGTTTAAAGAAATTAATCAACTTGGTGGTATTAAAGAAGGTACTGATATACTAAAAAAAAAAGTATAACTGAGCGTTACGTTTTAAAGGTTCCAAGCACAACAACACAAACACCCACAGAACCCGTTCAACCAATACCAGATACAGCACCAACAGAAACACCAGATACATCACAAAACCCAATGCAAGAACCTGGTATGAGTCAACCAGGTAGTGCTGTTTCGCCTGATCAAAATGGTGATACTGATGATTCTTTTAATTTAATCCAGAAAATAACTGGTAAATTAACACAAAGAATGCGTGATTCTCAACAAACCTTAAGTGATAAAAATTACAAATATATAATAAATTCTGTATTATCTGCTGTTGACCCAGCTAAATTAACGGATGGTGATAAACAAAGTATTATAGCTAAATTAAATGGTGGGCAACAATCAACGGATGAGTTAACTGAAGAAGATGAAATGACCGTTGATAATACCAGAGAAGAACCAGGTAAATATAATACTTTCATTAACACCGATTTTATAAAAAAAGTATTGGATAAATCTGGTATTGATACAAGGCATGAGGATATAGATCTATTAGTTGTTGATATTGTTGAAGCTATTTATGTTTATATTAATGATTATAGTGATAATAAAACATTAAATGAATATTTAAAAAATTTGTTGGATAACAATGGGCTTAAACCAAGAACAACATTATTAAGTTATAATAATTTAGACCCAGATGGTAAAGATATTTATTTAACGCTGGTTAGTATTGGTGAGGAAACTGATTCAACATTAACAGAATCAAAAAATAATTATAAAAAAATGTTAACAAACATATTTAAAATAACTAATAAAAATGGAAAATAATTTAATAACAGAAATAAACACCATACGTGTTAAAATGGGTTTAGTACCATTGTTGACTGAAAGCTGGCTCAGTGATAAATTTAAAAACTTAAAAAATAAATTTTTAAATTATTTTGATGAGAATAATCCAGATAATAACGAATTTAAACAAGAACCTAAATTAAATAATAAACCACAAGATGTGTTAAAAGTACCATATAATACAACACATGAAGATTTTATAACATATTTAAATAAAACACTAAATGGTGCAGAATCTGAATACGAAAATCCAGAAACCGAAAAGTTTATATCTGATTTAAAACAACAAATGAAAACAAATGATAATAATAAAATTTTATCTTTTTTAAAAAAACTTGATGATAATTTAAAATCACAAGAATCTGAATATGATGATGAGCCAATTAAAAAAGATACAACACCATCAAATGTTCTTAATAAGGTTGAACCGACAATAAATTATCAAACAAAACAACCACAAAAACAGAATAATAATTCTTATAATTTTACAATATAAACAAAATGAGTATAAAAACTTTAAAAGAGACAATAAACCATTCAAGGAGATTAATGGGTTTGCCAATACCACAATATAATAGGAAAGAAATAGAAAGCAGAAAACAAGAAAATATTTCACAAGATGGTTGTGAAATTGATCTTGGTAATGATGTTTTTATTGTTGATTTTAATGCTGATGTTGAAACACATATTGAACAATCTGATGATTATCCAGATGGTTCGGTTGGTGGTGGTAAAAAAATATCAGATTTTAATCTTAATTATATCCATGTTATTGATGGTAATGGTAATGTTGTTACCAATCCGTTTATAATTAAAAAGGTTATATCTAAAATAAAACAAGATATAGAGGAAGATAGATTCTCAGATAAATATGATTTAAATGAGGGTTTTTTTGATAATATTAAAGCTGGTGCTAGTGCATTGGGTGATCTTGGTAAAACTTTTAAATATAAAAAAGCATATAACCAATGGGAAAAACAAATAAAAAATATTAAAAACGATATTGATGGTGTAAAAAATATCCTAACAAAAAGTGCATCAAAATTAAATAACGCCACCCAATATTTCGATACGGTTAAATCATTAGGTTCATCGATGCCTGGATTTAATACGGTGGAAAAAACACAAAAAGATGTCACAAATCTATTTAACACTGTTAATAATACACTAGCATCATACTCCAATCAAATGGAAAATGATATCAACACAAATCAACAAACAACACAACCACAAAATAATAATACTCAAACAACACCACAGAAACCAGAAGAATATTATACTGACCCAGAATCAGACCCAAAAACAACAACTGGTTCACCAAATTACACACCACCAACAAACACAGGAAAATTTAATTATACAAACCCCAAAAAAAGTTAAAACAAATCCCGAATAATATTATTCGGGATTTGTTTTTTTAATTCTTATTGACTATTTTTAAAAAAAACGAAAAATATGATTATAGGAATTTGTGGTGAAAAACGCAACGGAAAAGATACTATAGGTGATTATCTAGTATCAAAATATGGGTTTGTTAAGTATAGCTACGCAGACCCAATAAAATATGGTTGCATGGCCATGTTCGGCTTTACGCATGATCAGGTATTTGGTGATGGTAAAGACGTTATTGACCCAACATGGGGATGTACCCCAAGGAGTGTTTTACAGGTCATGGGAACAGAAATAGGACAGTTTGATCTCGCCAAGTACATTCCATCATTTATTACCATTGGACGTAAAATTTGGGTTGTTAGATTCAATCAATGGTATAAAGAAAATATGGATAAGAATGTTGTTATTTGTGATTTAAGATTTGACCACGAACAAGAGTCTATTAAGAATTTTAATGGTGAGGTTTGGAAAGTCACTAACCCAAGAATAATAAGTGAAGATATACATGGGTCGGAATCTGGTATTAAAAATATTAAATATGATAAACTAATACTTAATGATGAAACGATAAATGATTTATATAGAAAGATTGATTTAGAAATAACATCACTACAAGAAACCCACCTATAGGTGGGTTTTTAATTATATTTAAATCTAAACATACCACAATCCCATATTTTACTAAAACCGAGTATTCTTGTCATTTCATTTTCTGTCATACTATCATTTAATATTTCTGGATATTTTTTAAGTAATATTTTTTTCCTGAAATTAAATTTGTGAAATCTTTTATACCTACCGAATTTTGAGTTAAAGTACCTGTACTCAGGTTTTAATTCAAAATCCAATTTAAAACCAAGTTTTATATATAAATTATCATACTTATTTAGTGTCCATCTTCTATCAGCATAACTAACCACCACAGCATCACTGTATACCCCTAAAAATGACTTAAATAGCTTAGATGGTATACCAACACACCTAAAATTATTATCGGTAGCAAACCGTGTTAAAATCCAATTATGAGGGTTTTTTGTGAAAGACATTACACCAATCAATTTACTATTAAAATAACTACCTAAATTATATGTACTATTATTTGCACCACCCTGTATATGGTTTAAATCTAAAAAAATATTTGCTTCTACTTGACTAATTTCTTTTATTATCGTATTCCTGGCAAATATTTTTTCATTATCATTTTTATTTAATAAATGTTTTATTTTATTAATACAAATATTTTTATTATTGACCCATTCATCTTCAAAAATATGTATTAATTTTATACCATTATCTTCAGCTAATTTTTGTTTATTTAAATGATACCATTTATCCTTACCAAAATTTTCAGTATGATAATATAAACCATTATACTCAATACCTATTTTTAACTCTGGTATGTAAATATCCATTTCACACCGAATAACACTTTTATTATTTAATATAACATCAAAGCCTAACCCAGTTATTAACTCATATATCTCTATTTCCGCTTTGAATTTAAATTGTTGTTCATAGTGTTTTAATCCTATATTATATGATTCCCTTAATTTATTTTTTGTTGTCTCTGATATATAATTATCATTTAAATATTTTATTTTATAATCAGATATGTTTATACCATGTTTATCTAAATGTTTCTGATTTATATTTTTAAATTTTTTATTACAAATCTTACATATAACACTATTATTTTCTATGGGAAGGAAGCCTTCTTTTTCTTTATTTTTAAAATATTTTTTATACTCACCGAACTCATTTAAAAACATATCGATAGAACCATGAGATTTATTGATATGTTTAGTAAAAGAACCAGTTTTATTTGATAAATCCGTGGATGACCAACTACATTTTGGACAGTTTAAAAATTCTTTTTTTTCTGTATCTATCTGATTAAAATATTTTAAAAACCAAGGTAATCCAGTTGTTTTTAAAATTTGTCTTCTTATATGTGAAGATGGTATTTTTTTATTTGGAGAATGTAATAATATATGTTTAAAAATAATACCACTTTTATTATCTACATCATTAATAATATCACCACAGGTAATACATTGTAATCTTTTGTTTTCTGTTTTGTATAATACATCAACAGGAATATTTTTAATAATACCACCTTTTTTCTTTATGGTGATATTATTATCTATTAAAATTTTTTTTATTTTAACCTTACCAAGGGAATATTTTTTACATAAATCCTCTATACTTAATTTGTTTTCTGTGTAGTCAATAACACAATCATTAACCATATCAAAGTTTTATCAAAAATACTTAATTAAACTGATTAAACCAAAAAAAAATGGTGGTTCTTTAAAAGAACCACCATTCATATAAAATACTATCAACGATTAACGGAAACTGTTTATACCAAATGTAACGGCATTTTTAACTTTAACCACACCATAGAACTTAGGATTAACCATTTTCTTAGCATAGCGTGTCATAATACCCTTAACTGGAGCGAATGTGAACGGATTGTACATTGTAGGTGTTAACTGCATTGGTACATAAGGAGCGTAAACATAACCAGTATCTAACAATGATGTACCTTTGTGTCCCATAAGGATTGTGTCAGCAGGGAAGTAAGGGTCACGGTATACTTGGTAACGACCAGAAAGTGAACCGATTCTTTCGATACCCATGTTGAATTTATCTTCTTCAGGAGCAGCGTTTGATACGTGGAAATATTCAAGGTCATCGAATATAGCAGCAAGTTCAGAAGAACAAACTATGAAGTTAGCACCACCACGTAATGTAGCCTTGTGGATCTGAGCAGATACCTGGTTGATAGCTGTAACTAATGTCTGGTTCCATTCCTTTTGGGTATAGAAAGCAGCAGCATTTTGAGTATCAATACCACGACCTGTCTTACCAGCATAATCCCATGATAACCTCCAAGAAGCACCTCTACGCAAGTCTCTTAAAATTTCCCTGTCTATTTCAGCAGCGATTTGTTCAGATAACAATGCGGTCAATTCAGCCTCAGCATCGATATTATGGAAAGCACTAACGTCTTGAGCCATTTCTGGAGACCAAGTAGCCCTTAATTTTCTTTCAATAACAGAAACAGTAACGTTTTTAAGTTCGAAAGAAACTTCACCCATATCATCGTTCAATTCTAATGAATCATATTTCTTAGCAGTAACAGTCAAACCAGAGGCATAAATGTTAGTTGATGTAGAAACAGTACTATTAGGATTAGATACTTGAACATAAGTGTATGGCATACCACTTTGATCTTGCATTAATTGCAAACCATATTTCTGAGCAGCGAAGTTGAAATCCAATGCATCACCAGCGGTAACAGAACCAACTGTAGCAGTTGATGTGATACTTAAAGTAGAAAGGAATTCTTCAGCATTTTCAAACAAATATGATGTTGGGTTTTCACCACCATAACCATTGGCACCACCAAAATAACCAGCTTGTGATAAAGTAGTAGGATCAAAAGTAACCCTAACGATAGCACTTGTGTTACCAGAGATAACAGCCAATTTACCTTTATAAGAGGTCAATGGTTTGAAACCATCATTTGGTTGATACGTTGTGTTGAACGGTGTTCTTGTGTAATCATACAAGAAGATATTTGATTTAGCAGAAGATGTACTTGCGAAAGTTGTACCTGTACCAGCTACAGCACCTGTCAATATTGTACCAGCACCCTTAGACTTATCATACATACCGTCTTCACCATAAAACGCATCATAAAGATTCGTGTTATTATTGAAGTCATCACTCATAGACATCTGGTTTGTACCAGTAGCATTGAAACCACTTGCACCGATTTTAGGAACAAAGAAGAACAATTTACCAATAGGTAAGTTCAACGCTTGTACTGAAACGATTTCATTAGCAAGTAACTTAGAGAATACTCTCCTTACAATCGGAAACACAACTGTTTCGAAAGATCCCTCAACACCTAATGATGTTGATTCATTTAACATCCAAGAAGCTTGGTTCTCGAACAACTGAGCAATGTTATCTTTTGGATATCCATCAAGACCTTCTAAAAGACCAAGATCACTCCAACGATTAATAACATCCTCCCTTACAAGTTTTTGGTGGTTAACGCTCACGTTACCAACTCTACCTGAATCTAATAATGCACCCATGTGTGTATTTTTTATTTTTTTTATTATTATTTTATTTTATTCATTATTTCTTTCATTCTATCAATCTGTGGGTTTTTGTATACATGTGTCTCATTAAGAGTTTGTGATGTACCACTTAAACCTTGTTTATCAAGAACTTTTTCCTCAATTATTTTTGCAGCTGATGCTGTCTTTTTACTCTTAAATTGTTCTTCCAATGTAGTAGCAATCTGCTTAGATTCTGATATGGTTTTTGCCGTATCCAAAGTAGAAATTATTTTAAATTTCTCATCCTTTGTTGTAGAATTTTCAGTCATCAATTTAACTGCATGTGTAAGGTTAGTGGTGTATACAGCAACTTCTTGTAATTTACCCTTAAGAAGAGTAATTGCTTCCTTGTATTCACCTTCGTTTTTCTTGAATGATTCTTTAAGTGATTTAAAAGATTCAGCATCTTCTTTCAACTTTTTATTTTCAACTATCACAGCTTGAAGTTTTTTTCTGGTTGACACCAACTTTTCGTGAAGTTCTTTTTTATCATTCTCTGGTTGATTAGTTTTTTCTATAGCCTTTATTTTGGTTGTAGATTTAACCTCATCCACTTCTTCTTTTTCTTCGTCTGTTTCATCTAATTCGGTTACAGTTTCTTCTTCTTCAGAATCATCCGTATCATCAATTTCGATTTCATACATCATTTCTTCTTCTTCCTCTTCTGATGAATTTTCTCCATCTTCAGATTCACCCCCGTTAGTTGGTTCAAGATTAATTTCTTCTTCACCTGTCTCACTGTCATCACCAATTTCTGATGATTCCTTATGTTCTGGGTTGAAGTTTATTTTAATACCGTCACCAGTGCGAACAATTTCAATTTGATCTGTTGGTTCAATAAGTTCAAATGTTTTAAGAACTTCTTCATCTGATTTATCAGTTAAATCAATTACCTCATCACCAGGAAGTTCGTCACCAGGTGTGGTTTCGAATTCTGAGTCATCGGTCATTTCTTCTGAGTCTGAACCAATAGGGTCTTCTTCACTATCCATGCCTGTATTTTCAGGGTCTGTATCAATATCTTCATCTTCACCATCTTCATCACTAGAAATACCTTTTTTCAAAATATCTTCTAGTTCTTCTTTAAGTGTTGACCTTAATACTTTACTAGCATTTTTTTCTATAGCCGACTTAACATTTTTAACTTCTTCCAATGTTTCAGCTAATATACTTTTTTTGCTCATATTATTTTTATTGTTTTAAAAACTATTATCCTTTCTTAAATATAAATATATAATATTTTTCAAAAGTACTTTTTTTGAAAAAAAAGACATAAAAAAACCCCGATGTTTGTACATCGGGGTTTTAGTTAAAGTTAATTTATTTAGTTATCATTAAGTTCTATACCATCTGGTAGAATTACTTCAGTTATTTTTACCTCCTTAGTATTAATAACTCTAAAATCTTGCATCAACTCACCTAAGTGTATTGTTACCTGTGTTGACGCATCTGTGTTTGACGCACCTTTGACCATGTAGTTTTCCTTTGTGGTCTTTTGTTTACCCTTTTCATCTTCTGTTGTAAACTGTGCAGTGACCATCCACCAATAAAAGCTCTTTTCGTTTTCCATTTTTTTTATTTTTTTTGATTTAGTATAATACTATTAATAAAAAATCAAAAAACCAAATTATTTACCAAGAAAACTATTCAGTCTACTCATAAAATCATCATTTTTATTTGACTTTTCACCAATATCAACTTTTTCTGGTTTTAATACTTCATCATATTCTTTAAAAGAACTCATATCCTTATAAAGATAAGATCCTGGTGTTGATGGTGTGGTTACAGCATCCCAACAAATAATTTCATAATCATCCTGAACAACATTTTTACCACCAGATTTTTTAAGTGTACCTATACCCCTAGATGATATACCAACAGTCATACCATAAGATAAATAATGAGCCAACATATCACCATTACATGATATAATACCACTATTTCTATAACCATGTGAAACCAATACTTCTAACTTACCAATTAAAGCGTTTCCTTTCCAAAATAATTCAATTATTCTAAATGGTGAACCACCTTTTAATGCAATGGTGGGACTATCTGGGTGATCTAATTCAGAGTAGCTGGCATTTCTTTCAATAACCTCTAAATATCTGGTAGCTTCCCTTCTTAAAATTTTTTCTGGGTATACTCTACCATTTCTATTTTCAACATCATACTTCTGTAGTGTTGCATAATATATTATCGGTTTGGTTAAATCTAAAGTATTGTTTATTGTACCTTCACTTAAAAAAGATTTATTAAAATCCTGTGATATAAATCCAGAATCACCTTCTATTAGTATACCATAACCTTCTTCATTTTCTTTTAATATTTGTATAGACATAAATTAGTTTATATATAAATATTTACTGNCCCATATTAAAACCAATAGCTTGTTCATTTATTTTACTACCCTTTAAATCGGCCAATGTTTTATCATATTCACTACCAAGTATATATAAAGATATAAAAACTTCTTTTAGATGTGCCATAGAGAAACCATTAGTATCTTTAACCAAAACTTTCAAATCATACTTGGATAAATCTTCCTCAAGAATCATATGTGTAAAATATGCTAACCTATCATCAGCGGTAGGTCTTTTAATTTCATATTTTTTATCAAATCTTGATGGTCTATTCTTTATCCTATCTGGTATATCTTTTAAATTATTTGTTGTGGCAACATAAATAATATTATTAATTTGATTAAGACCATCCAGAAAATTTAAAAATATTTCCTCACCGAACTTTATGATAATACCATCAATATCCTCAATAATACATAATATCGGTCTGTTAGGTTCTAGTTTACGGATAAGTTTTCCAACTTCAACCCATGTCTTGGGGTCATCGAAATAAATACATATACCATTATGTTTCTTCATTTCTTCAATAAGAAGATATAACAATGATGTTTTACCCCCACCTGGTGTACCATGCAATATAACCCCCCTTTTATGAGTTATATTATATTTATTATATGTTTCTTTTGAACCCCAAAACTTTTCCATATCAGATATAATGGTTTTATGTGGAAATGATGGTAATGCGAAATATTCATCACTTTTATAATCCATCTTTGAAACACCGAAACCATTATCCTGTGTATATGTTATCGAATATAACCCAGATGGTATTGTTTGTAAACATTTATAATTAAAGAAGAAATCCTTATTATTTGGTGTGAACCAGGTATCTATGTTACTGCTTATATCTGATAATATCTCAGCACCAGTCATGTAACTATCTTGACCCATAGAATCAGTGTATACTACGTTATCTTCCATTTTTATTTGATTTAAATATTAGTTTATTTGTTTTTAATGTTTCTGTTATTATATTAGAAACATCAGACATAGAATTAAACAATATTTCAGAATTAAACTTGGGTTTTATTTTTGGGTAAACCGTAACCTCCAATAGCATAAATGATTTTCTTTTTATATCCATACCACTAGACCGTAAATCAAGATCAACTATAAAATTTTCATTAAAAATATGTTTATTTATTTTTTTTGATATGGATAATATTAGGTTTCTTCTCATTAACTTAATATATTTTTCAAAATCAAGTGACTCTTCAATTGGTTGAACCCAAGATTCAATACATAAATAAATTGAATTTAATTTCACCGCATCAATAGTACCATACTTTATTCTGAACTCACCACTATTAACTATTTTTTTTTCTTTACCAAACTTACTGAACATGATTATTTTTATTTAATTTTATTATTATTCTTAAATAAAAATAATCATTCCAAATTAAAAAACCAAATAATATCTTAAAAAGATGATTTTAACTCCATTAATGATTCTATATTATGTAATGTAGATTCATTAACAATGTTTTTTAATTTCTTTTTTGCTTCTATTAATTTAACGGTGGTATCATTATTTGTTGATTCAATTATTTTATCATCTAATAATGACTGTGTTTCATTTATTAAGTTTTTATAATAAGCATCTATATTAGGTTGGTTATTCTCAACAAATAAATTAATTAAATTTATTTGATCCTCAGATAAATTGCTCATCTTGTCATTTAAATTTGTTTCAGCTGAATCTAATAAATTACCAATATTTTCAGATTCTTTCATTAATGATTTAATTAGTTTTGATTTATATTCAGCCTTATCCTTAATAGATAATTTAGAATTAAATATTATATTATCCAAATAGAACTCCTTAGATGTTTCCATTAATGGTTCTTTTGTTTCACATAAAGTGTTCAATACATTAACACACTTCTTATCCAAAACACTTAAAATATTAATAACTTCATTAACGAAATCCCTTGAAGTTGCCTCATCCTCGAAAGAAACCTCATTTAATTCTTTATATGTGCTATAGAATGTCTTAAGGTCTTTTGATTCCTTAATTACTGATAAAAAATTATTAAATTTTATTTTAAAATCTTTTTTATCCTCACCCAAATAAACCTTTTCAAGGTTATTTATTATATTTTCTTTGATTAATCCAAACATATATTTCTTTTTAAATAAATATCAAATTTTATTATTAAATCATTTAATCAGAAATGATTTTATCTATTTCCGATAATGTCCTACCTATTGCTTCGTTAATATGTTTACCTTTATTAACCAAAACCTTTCTTATAATACCTTCTTTTAACTTAATTTCTTCATCATCTGATCCAGGTATACCAGTAGGTTCCTCAGCATTTTCATCCCCAGCACCTTGTCCTGTAGGTTCTTCACCTGGTACTTCATCACCAGTTAATGGTGTGGTGAAATCTTGAGCAACATCAGGTGACTCCCCACCACCAAAACCACCTCCACCACTAGATGGGGCTTGGTCTTGTTGTTCATCACCTTGTTCTATCTGACCCATATTTGTGGGGTCAATCTTATATAATCCATATAAATCTCTGAATATACCAGTTTGTTTAATTGTTTCGGATAACATTTTAAGCTCTTCACTAGCAGCCTTTTCAACGGCTTGTCTTTGTATATCTAACTTAATCTCATCATCACTTAGACCAAATATTTCCTTCTTTGCAAACGTCATAGACATCGCACCAAAACCATTTCCAGCATCAGTAACAGCATCCCTATATAACGAAACTTTTTCTTTCCAGTTTGTGACCTTCAACATATCTGCCTGTGTTGAAGGGTTAGATAACGATAATGTAAAATTATCAAGATCATCCTCATACCCTTTGGTATAAAGATGTATGATTGCCATTTTATTTAATTCTTGTATGATTGCTCTCTGAATCCTATTAATTGTTCTGGCAAACCTTATATCCAAAATAGATAAATTTTTACCATCACCAACGGCCTGATCAAAACCCAAAAACGTTTTTGGTATACGTAATGCAGCCAATAATTTATTCTGGATGTAAACTATATCTTCTATGTCCCCCAAATTAGAATTTTTTATATATATACCACATTGTGTGGCAAATGTATGTGACTTGGAGTATAATTCATTACCATCAACAGTTATTGTTCCAGTATCTATTTTTTCTTCTAAATATTCTATTTTAACTATTTTATGATTATATTTATTTTTTTTATCAATATTATACTTCCATTGTTTTTGATTAATATAACCACGTTTAAAACACTCTTGTTTCTTCCATTCAGTAAAATTTTTAAATCCCCTACTAATAAACATTTTATTTACGTGGTTATTAGTAAATTCGTTTAAATTAGTTAAGGAACTTCTGATATCAGAATTAATTTCCCTAAATGTATTAATAAAAACAGTATCATTATTTAATATTTCTAATGTTTTATCTACTCTTAGGGTTTTTTCAAAAATAGATAAAAATGTATTATAAATTTGATCATTAAAAACTATTTTTTGTTCTTTACTAAAAACTTTTTCTCTATGACCATCCTTTGACCACATTTTTTTGTTGTTAATAATTATTTGGTTTTTAACCTTTTCTGATGATTTTCCTATAGATACAGACTTACCCCTTTTTTTTAAGTTTTCTGGGTTTTTAGTCCATTCAATCATTTTATCATTTACTTTTTTGATACTTTCTGGTGAATGAATATTCTTATTAAATCTATTTTTTTTATCTATGTCAGATAACCCATCTATATGTTTCTTTAAACCAATTGAAATTTTATCTCTATTAGTTTTTGATTTATTTTCATCACCCCATAAAACATTTTTAATATTATGTTGATGATATTTTATATGATCATTAGAATCCATTAATAATAAATTATCTGGATTGTTATTAAATCTATTAAAATCTTTATGATGTATAACATTTTTTATTAAATTATCATTAGTATCATCAAAAATAAAATCATTTATTAACCCATATTTAATTAAAGCTTTTTTAACAAATCTATGTGTAAATTCCCAAGTTTGTGTCTTATTATCCCAAACTTGTTGATATTCATTAGTGTTTGACCGTATTTTACTATTTTTTGTATAAAATGGCATTAAACTATCACCCTCATTTAAATTTTGTGCTTCAACAAAACCATTAGTTCTATGTACAAATTTATGGTCTGGTGTTGTTATGATTGATTCACCATTATCTAATGTTATTTTTAATACGTTTGTGTTTTTACGAGTAACTCCAGCCCAAGTTATTGGTGCAGGTAACGATTTACCAGTTATAGGGTCACAAGAATATACCCATAAATTTCTATCACCAGAATCCCAAAGATTTATTATCTCATTTAGAGTTAAAACCCTACCATCTAATAGTGGTATCATAGTATCTAAAGAAATACATGCCCCTGGTAGGGTTTCTATTGGCATAGGTAATGCTGGGTCTCTAGTTGGTATGAAGAAATCCTGATCAACCGACATCGCATTATATCTGGTATCCTGTTGACCGTTATTTGAATTTACCGCATTAGCACGTTTAAAACTATTTGCAACTTTATCTACATATGGGTCAATATCTTTTTCATCCATATTACCAACATACACCTTATAAACACGTCTTTCTGGTGCTCTTGTTATACGATAAACCAACATAGCATCTTCAGCAAGTAGAAGTTGTTTCCATATTTTTCTTGATTTTTCTAAAATACTGGTCCCATATGGAAGTTTTCTATCATCACCAAGTAACCTAAAATGGGATATTTCAAAAGAATTAAAATCAATATCTTTACTTTTCCAATAAAATTTAACGTTTTTTTCTTTTTGAAAATCATCCATCGAAACAACCTTTGAAAAACCAGGTTCAGATCTGGTTATTTCTATATTTGGTAACTGTGTAACTCCCACAATACCTTTACCTGGAATAACTTTATTATATATAAAGTTATCACCATATTTTATAGTATTTCTTATCCATGATGTTATAACTGAATTAATATCAATCACATTATCAAACAACTCAGTTAATTCATCTTTTATTCTATCACTATCAGAATATATTGTTAAAATTTTACCATGTTCATTTGGACATGATGCTTCTTCGGCAAATATATCCAATGCTGCTGCAATTTCTGGAGTAAACTCCATACCCTCAAAATCATAGTATGATGCTATTCTTGTTGGTTCATAATATACAGCTTTTTGATATAATTCATTATCAATTTTTCTCCATTGATTTTGAAGATATACTGTTTGTTGTGCTTCTAATTTTTTTAATTCTAATTCTTTAGAATCTAAATCCTTAAAAGAATTTGGGTCAATAGCATATTTAGGTGATTCTAGTTCATTCCCTAGTACCCTATTTAATTTTTGAAAAACTGTTTCCTTAGCCATATAATATTTTTATTCAACATACCCACATTCAAATACTGGTGAGTGGACAAATTTTTGTAAACTGACATTCCATTCATAATCATACGCATATGATACAAATGGGTCATCTAAATCACTACACTTTGATATTACCTTAGCATTACCACCATTCAACCCACTTGTTTTAAATTCTGGTTGAGATATTCTAAGGGCACCTTGTGTATTAAATTTACTTATTATTGTTTTATTCATTATAGAATAAATTATTTACTTTTTATTAATACTACCAAATAACCATGAAAAGTCACGAGTATTTTGTAAAGTATTATTATTTATTTCATTTGGTGAGTATGATGTTTCTGATATTAATTTTGTTGCATTTCTAAGTAATTCTGTGGCTGTTGTTTGTGTTGAGTTATTGTTAACTTTCCAACTATCCAACATAGCCTTAGCTGTACTAGTATTCTCTGATAATCGTTTAAATGATGTTGAGGCAACAAATAGACACATACCAAGACCCATAATTAAATCATCATGTGACGATTTCATGTGATCTGGTTTACCATTTCTATAGATAAACTTTTTTAATTCATTTATGAGTCGTATACTTCTTATTTTAAACCCATCACGAGATACAGCTTCTTCAAGTGCTTGTACAATCTGTATGCGTCTATTTTTTGTGGCAAAATTTATACCTGGTATTTTACCCTCATTAGCACCATAATAAATTGTCATATCATCATAATCATCATAATGTAATAATTTACCAGGAAAATTAAGTTCTTTTAATTTATTTAGAGTAGCTATACCCATACCACCAGTAATATCTACTGTTGTTAAGGCATTATACATTCTACTGTATTGATCCACAAGTTGGGCACCAATATCAGGTGGTAATTTACCATTATATTCCACAACTTGTTCAAATGTATCGAAATCTATTATACAAAACCCACTTGGGTCTTCTGCATCACCTCTTGATGGATCCATGGCAGCAATATACCTATGGTTTATTTCAGGTAATTTCCAAACCCATAATGCATTATCCCATTTTTTATCTTTTATTATTGGATCAATAACATTTGTTTGTAATTGTGTTTCTAAAACAGCGGACTCAATAACGTTATCACCAGAACCTACGAATGCAGCTTCAAGCTCTTGTTGAATCATTCTCCTATTAAGATTCATATCACGGCACATATTTTCGTACCATATGGAGTGTGGTTTATAACCCTCTGATATTAATCTTAATATTTTATCCCTATTTTCATCATCAACTATTCTATCTTTTGATGTTATTACATTTGTTAATATTTCTTCTGTTTTATCATGTTCTTGTTTTTGTATATAAGCTAATATATCATCAGTTTTAATCATTTTAAAACCTTTGTTATATCTTGGGTCTTCCCACCATCTTATATGAGTAACATGAAATTTATTTACACCTCTTATTGACCCATCATACGCTTCATAATAAATTTCATCAGTACCATTTGGTGTTGATATCAGATAACATTTACCACCAGTAGATATTGATGCAAGACATGCTGACCATAGTTCCTGTCCACCCTCTATGAACGCAGCCTCATCAAGAATCATTATTGTAGGGGCATAACCACGCAAGGCATCTTTTGATGTTGCCACAGCTTTAATCTCAGAACCATTTTTAAATCTAACGTGTTTTTGGGCACCTTTAGGAAATTCTATTTTACCATCTGGTTTTACCTCACCAACATTACTCAATAAAAAATTTGGTGATTGTTTAACAAAATCCATTATTTTGTTAAGAAATTCTATTGCGGTTTCTTGTTTATTTGCAAGTAATAGAATTCTTTCTGGGTTAGATGCTTCAGCTAAAACAACTTTAACAGCCGCATATGCAGCTGTCACTGTGGTAATACCAGCTTGTCTATATTTTAGTACTAAATTAAATCTTTTTGATTCGTAATTATATACTAATTCTTTTTGTTTTTTAAATAATTTAAACGGTACGAAACTTTCTTCTGTTTTATCGAAAGTTTCGTAATAATTTTCAATAATATAGGTTGGATCGGATAAACATTTAGTATATTCAACCATTAATTCCTTTTTATTCATATAAGATAAATATATGAATAAAAAGGAATTAATTTATTTACTCATTAAACCCGTGATTAACAATATCACGTCTTATTTTTTTTACTATTGAACTAACTATACTAATAGCCATTGGTTTATTATTCATAACATGATTCATGTATCTTAAAAATTCATCAGATTCCATTTTAAATATTTCAAGAATTATTAGTTTTTTAATATCATAATCACCCGTATCAATAATATCGTGGAATTCTGTCCATAGAGTTGGGCCGTATCGTATTTCCCAAATTTCAGACATAATGAAATCAGTCTCATCTATTATATCCTGTGACATATTTTGGATACCTGGTACTGATAATAATGATATAACCCCTTTAATCATTTCATGGATAAGAAGAGGCATACAGATAGATTTAGCCTCTATTATAGGTATATCACCATCGTAATTTATTCTAACATAACCAGCATTATTTGAGTCAGACCCAGATTCCAAATAATTTTCAAAATCTTCATCAGACATAATATAATATATTAAATCATTGGCTAGTATGGCTTTTTGGTATGGTGTTATTATATTTGGTGTTATTTTTTCTATTTCATCACCATACATATGAAAAATATAATGTGATTTTTTTGCAGCACCTTGTGATAAGGCATTTATTGTTCGTTTTTTTAAAATATCCTTATCGTCTGATTGTTTAAAGTTTTTAGATATTTTTTTTGTTTTATTTATTGAGTCTGGTAATGTAATTTCACCTGGTTCTAATATTTCTAAATCAAATAATACCTCATCATACCCAAGATTATATTCATCTCTAACTATCTTTTCAGCTAAATCTAATAATGGTAATTTATGGTTTTTTTCTTTTTTAATGATATCCATAGCATTATTACTTGCATTATATACCACATCAAAAGGTTTAACACTATTAAAATTAGTATTAAACGTGTTAGAATAATTCTCACTCAGATAATTAAATCTTTCAGTTATTAGATTTTTATCATCTTTAATATATGGCATACTACTCATGGTATGACCATTATTATTTACTTTTTTTATAATCTCTTCGTTAATTTCCATAAAAATACCTTATAATTTTTGTTATAAGGCAAATATACGAAACTATTTTTTATCCACAAAACTTATGCTTGTGGTTTTGGTAAAATATTTGGTTTTGGTATGTTAATTTTTGATGGGTCTTTAACTGGTGTAATTGTCGGAGTAATTACTGGTGTTTCGATTGTCGTGTTTTTCATATTTTTTTTGTTTTTATGTAATCAATAAATTCTTTTTTTGTTATTTTTGGTGTTTCATTTTCTGCAATAATACTAAACATTTTCGAATCAACAAAATTTTCTTTTATTTTTTCCTTTTCCATAACAGGAATACCATCCTTTGCTGAGTTCTCTGGTGACCTACCCATTGGTGTCTTATCCTGATTGGCCATAGTCATGGTTTCTGTTTCATTCTGAAGACTTTGTGTTTGTCCAGGACCAGATTGTTGCTGCTGGGTTGAGGCGTTCTGTTTTGCCACCAATTGCTTTTGTTGTTGGATTAATTGATCTTTTGTCTTAACAATATTTTGTAAACCTTGAGTAACCTGAGAAACGCTTTTATCATCCACATTATTAAGATTTAACAATGGTTGTGTTTGTTGATTTGGTTGGTTGGCTTGCATTTCTATTAATATATCTAATAAACTTTTTTTCATATTATTTCTTTTTATTTAATTTTATGTCACGACTATATAATTTATCTATAATTGATTCTTCTTTTTCTCCGTATTGGAACACTAACCGAATCTGATCATCTGGTGATTCTTTCTCCCAACCAACTGCTAATATATTTTCAACAGCATCACTATATTGAAATGAATCTGAATATATCGCTAATTCTAGTTCTAATTCTGTTGTTTGTAATATTTCAACATTTTTAATATATTTCATTGGTGGTGGTGTTAGTGACCCAGATGATGCTGGTAATACCATCCAATCTTCACCAAATTCTATTTCAATATTATCATTAAAAATAAATTCATAAATAAATTCACCTTTATGATTCTTACCCAGTGGGTTTATATAAACTAAAAACATAATTAATTTTTTATTTTGCTACCTATTGTAAACCTAAGTATTTCATTATAAATATTAACTTCTCCACCCAAAGAAGTTTTAACATCAATATAATAGGTTTGTGGGATTAACCATGATGTATCTAAATAAACAGACATAGTTTCATACAATCTATTAACTCTTTGCCAATCAAAAACCTCTACACAATTATTTCCTTGTTTTATATATAATTTATAAAATAACTCATCTATCGATTCGTAATTATTTAATGTAAACGGTTTTCTTAATAAGAAGTTTATTTTCTTAATTTCTCCAGAGGTAAGAGTTTCACCATATTTTATTCCAGATACGGTTATGCCATACTTAAGTGGTTCGACATAATTTGTTCCTATATTATAATATGATGTATTATCTAGTGGTATAAATTTTAATCTAACATCTGATAAACTAAGACCAATATAACTTAATCCAGTCCAAATATCATTATATTCGGTGTATGTGGTCATTGTATTAGTATCCGATGCTGGAACAATAACATAATAAACACCAGTAGTTTTTTGATACACTGTATAAGATGTTTCATTGATAGTGCATGTTGGTAAATTATCCAAATTCTTTAATGATCCACCAATATTAACATATAAAAATAATTTATTATCTTTATTTTTAAAAAATTTATTTCTATCATCAGTTATAACATCATCATATATTGTTTCAATATATGGCTCAAAAAATGTATCAGTATACTTGGTGAATAATCCTAATGACCTAGTATTACCAGTGTTGGAATTTTCTGACTCATCACTATATTTAATACAAAACCCATAATAATTATTGGTAGTACCAGTGTACGTATTTATTGTTACACCTGTTGTTATAATTTGATTTACAAATGATGTAACATCTAAAATGATATTTTCATTACCATTATCTAAATGTTGTGTTGATAAAATATCTGGTGTATTTATTCCACCAGGGTGTAAAAATTGTGTATTATTAGTTGCATTAACCCAATTTGATGGTGTTTTATTATATGATTGGTCACCAAGTAAATATGTCGGTTCGTAATCATATCCAATACCTTCGTCCCATAATTCTGTTATAGGTCTAACCTCTATATCACATGATGTTGATCTAAAATTACCACTAATATCTATGTCACCATTTTTTGTTAATGTTTGATTTACATCATAATTAGATGTATTTATTAATTTTAAATAATGTTTTGTTGTTTCAGATAAGGGGTCAAATAATTTATTTGTAGCCATCTCAGCTAAATCAGTAAAATCAATATATAATAATAATCTACTAACATTACCACCACAATATAATTCTGAAATAGGGTTCTTAGCTGTGTTTACTAAAGAACCTTTAATTATTGTATTATTTTTATCAAAATAGTTTCTAATAATTCCCATAACAATAAATAGTTTAATTAATTCTTATATTGTGATTCATTGTTACACTATTAACATCATCAATCAAATCTTTTTGAAGTGTTTGGATTAAATCATTTAATGTTTTTTTTGATGTTTCATCCAAAGATTCTGGTGGGTTAACTCCAGCCTGATGTCCGTGTGTTATTAATAGATTTATTAATGATATTAAAACATTCAACAACTTATCACCTCTTAATATTGGGTGTGATTTATTAAAAACATCCAATATTTTTTGTTGTGTTGCTCCGTTTGATGAATTATCTATTGTGGTTAATGAGTTATCATTATTTGTTGAGTATAATAATATTTTATTTACATGGTTTATCAAATAGGTATCTGTTTTATCCTCTGATGTTATGATATCTTGAGTAAGTGTCTCTGTTTTAGTTGTTACAGATAGTTTTGTTATAAAATTCTCATAAGCACCTTGTGTTATAAATGAAGATAATGTAGAAAAATTATATAATTTAGTTGGGTCAGATATATTATATTGACTATTTAACGTTGATTGTGAGAGTATTCCGTAGTTTATTTGATTTAAATCTTTAATAACAACGAAATTATCATTAAAGATTAGGGCTGGGTTTTCTGGTAATGCGTTACCAGAGTTTGGTAAAAAACCATATAGATTATTTATTATAATAGTTAAATCAGTTTCAGTATATGTGAATACCTCATCAGTATGATTAGGTGGAAATTTATATATTTTTTTTTGTTTAAAATTTGTTATAATATTTAAAAATTCATTAAATATTTTTTTTATATCACCAGATGTTATATCATATGATATAACTGGCGATTTTAAATAACTTCTAAATTTATCAGTAAAAGATACATCAGACTTCCTTAAACCAAACAACCCCTTATTATTAATTATTTTATTAGAGTCATAAATATTTAATTTTAAATTAATATTACTTTCTTTATTATATATAAAATTAACGGAAATAACAAAATCTATCGGATAATCAATATCTGTTGTTTTTGTTATTTCATTACTTGTTTTTGTTATTGATATTGGAAACTCAACCAACTGTGTAAAAGAAAATTTATCATTTTTTTTATTATTTGGTGATAGGTAACCTACCCTATTTATAATTGTATTATCACCCAATAATATTTGTTCATTATTTTTACCACTTATTGGTAGAATATCTACACCAGGCGTTACACCATTTTCTAAGTTATTATTTGGTTTTGTTTTTTGTAAAGATGAAATAAACCCCTCCTTTGTATTTATTAGATCACTTGTAACTGGTCCAATATATTCATAGGTTATTTTATTAAGACTATACTTAAAAACTTTTATTAACTGACCCTTATCTGGAACCATATTAATATATTTACCCATAAATGGCTCTGCTAAATATGGGTCTTGTTGTAGTGTTTGTGTAGGATACCCCCATGGTTGATAATTTCCATTATCATCATCATTATACACAATGGAAAGGATATCAGAATAAGACCTGTTAATTGTGTCTAATTTAGATAGTTCAATAAACCTTATTCTATGTGCATTATTGGGGTCAGCATTATCAACACATACACCAAATATTATCTCTATATTATTAATCATTGAACTTTAATCTTTTATGTAACTCATTATAAACATTATTATATGTTTCTTCTATTTCACCTATACCAATGGCTAAATCAAGCATAACTAATTTAATACCATTAAAATCATTATCCAATGAAACCAAAATATTCGATAATTCTTTATTACTTTTATCTTTATATGTATTACATATATTTTCCAATTCTTTATTTTTCATATTACTGTATTTGAGCGTAACCTTGTGATAAACCAACACCAGTTGTTGTTACTGAAATATTAGCATTTGTTTTAACATGTGTTATTAATACTTTAACCATTTCTTCTATTGCAATCATCATATTATTGGGTGTACCGTCTGGCATTGTGGTTGATGTTTCAATACCTTTTGAAATTAATGATGATTTTATATCATTAACAATAGCAACATGATTTAAACCAGGTTTTAATGCACCACCCAATAAAACCAAAGGTGGTGGTATTGTTGGCATTGGACCAAAATTAGCTAATTTTAATAAAGCTAATAATTTACTTAGTAAACTTTGACACCCACTATTATCTATTAACCCATTTAATATCTTTAATAAACTCAATAAAGATGTTAAACAAGCTAAATAATCAATACCTCTTTGTTTTAAATATCTTGATGCTAAATCTTTTGATAATTTAACTAAGTCAGTCTTAATCGAATTAAAAATATTATCCAATATTTTCTTAGTTATCTTATCACCTATATTATAAATTAATTTAGAAAAATCATTTATAATCGCTGTTGTATCCTTAGTTGATGTATCACCATTTAAATAACTATGTGTCTTTGGTATAATCAATACTTTTGGTGATATAATCAATTCCATTATAGCATATGGAATTGATTTTAATATATTAGATTGATTAGCTATGTTTATGTTATTTATATCTAAAGCAATAGGGTCTTCACCAGAAGATAATAACCCACTTAATCCAGCTGTCGTTAAATTAGATAGTGTATCAACAATATTGTTGATATCTGGATTATTAATTGTATTATCAATCAAACCACTATTATTTTTTATTGGTTGTGTTGGATTAAATACATTACCACCATTAGTATAATCAATTATATTTTGTGTATTTGAATTATTAAATAAATTATTTAATGATAAGATTACATCCGCACTATTAACAGGTACTTCAAGATTACCGCATGTAGAAAATTTAATAAAACCATTTGCTTTGCTATTTGCATCGTCAGATGAATCTAATAGTTCTTGTTGTGTAAAATTAAAATAATCTATATTTAAACCAATATTATTCAGATTACCATTGTTTGTGTTTGAATTACTTAAATTGTTTTGATTATTATTGTTTTGATTATTTAAAAAATCTGATAAGGATCCATCCGTATTAGCACTATCAGTGTTTGATTCATTACAAAAACCAAATATTTTTTGTAATGCTATTAGTATAGAAGAATTTTTATTTATATCTATTAAACTCTTATTACCACCAAATGATATTGAACCACTTATAATATCTGTTAATATAGTTGTAAAATTAACCATATTAAATATTGGATTACAAGCTGCAATATAATCTTTTAACCAATAAGAATATTTTTTATTTTTATAAACATTACCAAATTTAAACAAAAAATTATATGTATCCACAGCATATAAACTAAATAAAACATTACCTTTATATTTAAATTCTAATGGTGAATCCTGAGATGTGTATTGTGATTTATTTATAAAATAATTAATATGTTTTGTTATATCATTACCTTCATACATCAATAACCCAACTGTTGTTGATGGGTCAAATTTCAATAACCCAAAAGAATCAATTTCTGATCTCGATATTGGGATACCGTTAACTGAATCAATGGTATATTTACCAGGTATTATTAAATTATTATCACAACCGAATAAAGAAAATAATTCTTTCTTTATGATA